TTTTTGTTTTTACTTAATGTCAACAGGTCTTCAAGCCCTTCTGTTTGCACTATCCCGCCAAGATCAACCCCGGTAGCTCTTGCAACCGTCCTATCAAACTTGTTTTTATTGGCAGCGCTAATTTTTTCAACCACTTGAGATGCTGCTGATTCCGCAAAACTGGCAGTTGCAACGCCAGTAAATCGCCCGTTTAATCTGGCAAAGATAACTCCAAGCTGATCACCTATGCCGTCTTTTATGTGTGATTGTTTTATTTTTTCCTGTGAATCCTTTAACAATCCGTTTGTAAATTCAACATACTCATCCCACAGCTCATATTCACCGTCAAGATTAAAGCTATCAGATATAAAGCTCAATTCTTTATCGGCAATATTTAAAATGGATTCATCAATCACATAAGATGCCTGATTTGCTTTCAGATATTCAAGGATTTCGGTTCGCACGGCTACGATAAGAGCCTTGCCAAGCTTATTGAGCTGCTTCCTGTATCTTATTTCAATGCCTTTTTGGCTTTTTACAGGAGCTGCTATTTTCGTTTTGGTTTTTTTTGGCATTATTCAAACTTAAGCTCTTCAGCTTCTTTCTCTTTTTCAACCCGGTTTTCATCAATAGTAACATATGTGCCCTGCTCTGCAAGCTCTGCTATAACATCCGAGCTTTCAACTATATCCTGATCAAGATATATTTGGTCTCTTTGAGCAGTTTTCAAGTCAACATCTGATTGTTCGATTTCTGTAAGCTGTTTAAGTGGTTTAAATTCATATTCAAAAGGTTCGAGCTTTAAGGACGCAACCACAATGCTATCCATCCAGTCAGCTGCAGGCCTCATATCATTTTCTTGTATTGATTGCACACTATCATCATAATTTAATAAATCAGACTCCCCTGTTGCATTCATACCAGATGGTGATATGCCAACAAGCTTGGTCACTGGTATATTAGATGCACCTGAAACTTTCTGTACAAAGCGATCATCAATATCAGGTAGCGTTGTAAATGTATTTGTTTTTTTGTCATATTCGTCTTCTTTGTCAAGGGCTATCCCGTTTATAACACCCTTCATTTCATGAGTTAATTTTAATTTTTTTATTACAAGTTCATCGTTGCCCTCTGCCATCAATTGATGGAGACCGTTAATTCTATATACGTCAACATTCGATTCATAAATCAGATTATTAATAGATTGAGAAACAACCTGGCTGTCTGAAATCGGTTCAAAAAGCGTAGTGAAAATCGAATTACCCCAGTAGTTTTGCTGCTCAAATTCCATTATTGTAGTCAGATCACCACTGAGTTTATATAGTCTGCTCTGGTGTATTTTCTGGCCGCTTCTTGAAACTGTGTAAAATTCCGGTTTTCCGAAGTTCTCTGATAGAATGTTCCTGTTTATTTCGTCTGGATATATATTATATCGGTCAAGGACAATGAAACTTTTCAACGATTCCGGCTTTATTCTTTCTATTATGAGCGGGTCTTCCTGGTCGTCACCTTCGATAATGGCAAGGATTACAGCGCCGCCGAATACTCTTGCCCACTTTGAGGCAATATTTATTTTGCCCTTAACATCGTATTTCTTTAAAGCATCCTCAATTTCTTTTTTCTTATCAGCATCTGGAATAAGCAGATTGCGCCATTTCCTGGTTGCATCGTCTATCGGTATGTCTACACATTTTGCAGCCAGCCAATTATAAACATAAAGATTATTAGCGGTTACTTGGGTGATTCTCAAGCCCTTTTGATAGGTAACCTGATTCCTGGGATCTTTGGAACCGCCAAGCCCCTTCATAATATTCTTAAAACCATCTTTAACGAATGAGATTATCGGATTTTTCATAATTTATATGTCACAATGATATCTGATTGCTACTTGTCCTGTGGCTCCCGCCGTTTCGCACTTCATACGATAATATACCGTTTCGCCTGCCAGGACAGATAGCGCACGCCTCCGCCCTTGCTGCACAGTGCTTAAAAGTACCGTTGCGGAAAGAACCCTGCCTCGTACAACCACTGTCTTTGCAGCACCATATGCAATTTCAAATATATAAATTTTATCCTTAACAGAAGTATTCTCAATTAAAAATGCGCTTATGTGACCATCGCAAGTAGTTAGCTTAGAAGAAAAGGTAACAGCATTATTGTCAACGATTTCCGCCCATGCTCCGAATGTGTTAGCCACACCACCGGCTGTAAATGTTACAGTTTCATCGCTATCCTCTGGAAAATAATCAGATATGTGATGAGATTCTAATTCGAGGCTGTTTAATATTTCTTGTGCATTTGAGCCATTGCCTATCATATATCAACCCTCACTCTGCCATTATCGATTATCGGATATAAGTATATATCAATACCGGCTGTGGCGGAAATTAATTCAGTTCTTTTGCCCTCAAAAGCCGGCACTCCGTCTGATTTTAATGTAGGGGCCGGATCTCCGGTATCGCGGTAAGTCTGCAAATACTCATAAGGCGTTAAATCAACCTTATGGATTAATCCGGTAGTTACGTTAGTGGCTACCTTTGTCCACACGCCTTTTGTACAAGTTACAAATATTGGATTTGCCATTAATCAGCGGCCTCCATCGCCGCTTTAAGCATGTTTGATTGATCTTTATTTATGAAAGCTACCTCGATTGCGGTCATACAAGTATCTATGTCGTCGTCAAATTCACCTACAGGAAACTCTCTCGCTTCTTTTGTTAGATTGCCGACCCCTGGTATTTCTGTGTTTAAGACAACCCTGCCCGATTCCACATAAGGGGCCGCATCCTCACCACGGAAATACTTATCTGTATGCCTTGGCACTTCTATGACCTTTAAGCGTTTACGTCTTAATTCTTGCAGCAAGCCGGTCCCGCTTGATTTGTCTTCAATATACATGCCCCTTAAGACCGGATCATCAACTTTCGCCTTCGGAACGTCGTGATTTCTGTAAAATATTTCGGCCTCCCTGCGGAGTTCAGGAGCTTCCAGCTTTTCCCGGAACTTATCAAGCAAATAAAGCTGTTATGAATTTGTATTTAATCGGCGGTAGCTTAGTGTACCATTCCCACCAATCGTCTTTAAAGAGGTTGCCGCCTGTAACCGTAGGCTTGCCTTGATATAACGACTCCCAGCTTGTTTGAGGCATTATAGCTTTTTTGCTTTCAAGAAATTCTAATGATTTTAATTTGGGGAAGAGGGGATCGCCTTCATTGCGGTTTATTTCGTCTTTTGTAGCTATTGCCTGGTAATTTAATATCTTAAATTTACCCTTGAGTTGATCTTCGATTTTCAACAACCTGGCTATGATATCATGCGTTGACCATCTGGTCATTATGATAAGCAATCCTGCATTTTCGGAAAAACGTGTCATAAAGTCATCTGTAAACCATTCCCATATCTTTTGACTCCAGGTGATAGAGTTAGCTTGTTCACGGCCCTTTACGGCATCGTCTATAACGCCCAGGTCAAGGCTTTCACCGGTCACGCTGCCACCTGTTGTGGTGTTTCTGAATTGACCGGCTGTAGTGTTTCCGTCTGAATCTAAAAATTCAAGATGGTTCGTGTTTCTTATTGCTTCGCCTTTTTTACTGCTTAGATTTGTATCAGGAAATATCTTGTTATATTTTTCGCTGTCAATTTGCCGCTGCTGGGAGAGGTTACAGCGCACGCCCAGGGTGTCTGAATAAGTCGCATATATTGATCTGATTTCAGGCCACTTACCACTTATCCAAGATATAAAGTCGGATACCGTCCAGCTATTATGCGTAGGTGTTAATTTTTTACCAACAAGATATAGTCCGTCTTTGTTTTCAACCGTTATACATTTGCCAGGTTTTTGATATTCTTTAGAAATCCACTCAATGTCCGTTATGGAAACTCTTCGACGCAATGGTTTTATGTTGCTTTGCTTTCTTGGCAGCATAGTTGGAATAACATCAAACGGAGTAAAGCCAACCTGGTAACACAAGCTCTTATCTTGAATTCCATATGAATTTGGTTCTTTTCTGGGCTCTATTTTAGTTTCTGAATAAGAATATCCTAATGTTGACAATAATATTTTAAATCCGTCAATTAACTTTTTGTTTGTATTTATAAATCTATATTGACCTGATTTTTTATATAACGAACCATCGCTATCAATTAAACCCGCTAATAAGGCAAGCCTTTGTTTTTTAGATGAAAATATATATTTATCGGGTATATGTTTATTGTCATATAAACATAATTTTCTAAGCAATCCTTTTGTTTTGGTATCGTTACCAAAATAAACTTTTCTTACTTTTGTTTTTTTGTGAGGAATGATATTAGATATTGGAATTAATGTACTTAAATATTCTATACTTTCGTTTTCTTCAAAAGCAGTATATATAGCTGGTTCTGTTTTGCTTCCATCTCCCAACCACATACCTAAAAAATATGGATGTAAGTCCAGTTTTTGTTTGTCAAATTCTAAACATTCTACAACAGGCAACTGATATTTAACCCGACTACCCCTAACACCTTTAGCCCCAAACCAAAGCCCGGAATCTAACATTTTTTGTGTTTCAAGAGTTTTATAATTTTTCCACCCATGAGAAGTCACCGTCCATTCGTGATTTCTATGACATTCTATTTTTTCACCATTACTTAAAGTAACAACCATATCGCACGGGTCTGGTTGATTTATAGTATTTGTTATTTCAACAGATTTACCATCCGGAGAAAATACATGATCGCCTATATTCAAATCACCATGCGGCTTCCATCCGTTTGTGGTTAAGGTAGGGCAATTATCAGCGATTTCCTTACCATGTTGGGGAGGAGATTGAATAAGAAGTATCGGCCTTAATCCCGCTCTTAAATCAAGATAGAATTGTTGAAGATGCTTACAAAGATCTTCCATAAACCAGCCTGAAGTAAATCTATCATTACGCATGAACTGCCGATAGGCAAGGAAGTTGACACGGGATTTTTGTATCCAGAAATCTTCGATGAGGTCTATGTCGTTAGCTGTTAGCGCCATATAGTTCGTTATCTTTTACATATTCTAAAATTGGTAAATAAAACATTTCACTACTACATGAACCACAGATAAACTTACTGCCCGGATCTGGTTGTTTGCCATTTGGAAAAACTACTGATTGAGACGGGATTGTAGCCCCGTGTTTTACATCGCTATTAAAATAAAAAGCGATATTCCCGCATCCACCGCGACCTAAATCCATATATTTATATCTACATTCTGATATTTTAAGCGCCATTTCTTATCCCCTTCAATATCTTATCAATACCGCTTATCGGATGCCACGGATCGGGCGGCCAATTGATTCTTTTTGGATTAAGATGAGCTAACACTTGCAGATTGATTGAGTTTCGAAGTTGGTCATTACTTAAAGTTAAGTGGCTGTATCTATTCATTGACGTCCTCTGTTCCGATAGTTGGTAAAGGAATGCCCCGCTTTCGCATTTCTGTTTCGGGATCTTTAAAAAGGGGTTTGCCGTCTTTGCCGGTAACTTCGTGATTTATTTTATCTGATTGACTAAGGTAGTTTTTGCCAAGGAATATGGCCATAGCGGGACTCGTTTTAGCCATATTAAACTGATATCGTCTTAATGAGACTTTTGCCAAAGAACCGCTTTTTTTAATGTACTCCGCAAAAGTTAGCTTATATTTCTCTTTAACCCGCCGTGACAGCGTGTCTACAGATATATTAAACAATCCGCAAATTTCTTCTTGAGTAGCTAATAATTT